TCTTGATAATATCATCGACAACTAAGAAGTCGCAACCGAAGCCAGTAGCCGTGCCAGTTGGCGATGTTGCAAGATAATTAGGTCTATTACTACCTTCAAGCGACCACATCTGAGCCGCCGCCTCGCCATATTTTACTTTTGTATCCGGAAATACGTCTGAATAAATAATCGTATCGCCAGCCTTCTTAGTTTGAATCATATTGCGGACGGAGCGTGCGAATAGGCTTGAAAGTGTCTCATTATAAGAGCCAGTCATTACGCGATAGTCAGTATTGAGACCGAAGAGCCAAGCGGTTAAGCATTGGGCTATTAATGATTTGCCGTGACGTGGCGGAGCGTTGATTACTAAGAAATACTCATCGGGATTTTCAACGAAACTCTGAATGTCATCGCACATCTTGCGAAGATACTTTTTATCGTTTGTGAAGAATTGCGAAAACATTAGCTTGCAGAAATGCCAAAAGCTAACCCTTGCGCGCTCAAGAGTTAGCTCAAGTCTAGTATCTGCATCTAATTCGTACGCCACTACTCGTCTCCTAGGAGTTTGTTGATTTTTTCGAGCGACAAACCTTTGTAAATTCTTTCGTGTTTTTCTTCTGTAACGTCTTTGGTCTCGGTTGGATCATAACCGCCAGTTAGCTTGATTATTTTATCGGCAGCAGCCGTGCTTTGCGGATGGTCTGGGTCTGAAGCTATCTTGTATAGATTCTTGAGAACCTTCTGAAGTAGTTCTGGGTCATTGGCAGCCATTACCTTAGCCTGCATTCTTGCCGACATATACTCAGGCTTACGACCACCACCAACATTACCTTTCTTGAACGTACCATTGGCGTTACGCTGGTCTTTTGTAATCCGTTTGCGTGCCGTTTTTGGAGCAACAGAAACAGAGGTAGTTTTACTTGATTTTTTCTTGACCTCTGTCATAACTGCTCCTAATCTTCTTTCTCTGGGATATAACCGCGCTTTTCAAGTTCTTCATCAGGAGTATCGTCGATAAATGAAACGACATGCTGTTGGCGGTCTCCTTTAACGTAATCTAAAACTTCATCTAGAAGCGTATCCGCTAACTGTCTCAGGATTGTATCTAGAATGGATGAACCAGTTTCAATTTCGTCTTTATAGAAACTAAAACCTTGCTTCATGGACTCGACTGCGCAATCCCAGCCAGCCATATGCTCTTTTTCCATCTTGCCTAAGAATTTGTCGTTGTATGGATCTTCCGTTGGAATATGGGTCATTCTTCGTCTCCCTCAATAGCTTCTACTTCAGCAGCCTTAGCTTGCTTCTTTTTTCGTGATTTTGGTTGGTTTTTTGAAGGCAAGCAATCTTCTTCAATTTGGAACTCGTAAGTTTCGCCAAAACGAGTTAGAGTTGCTTTTCCTTCGGCATCAAAATCTTTGAGTTCAATTTTGTGGCCGTAAAGCTCAACGAGGAATCGGCCGTCTTTGTCTGGTCTGATTAAAATTGGCATGTTTTGTCCTTTCTTGGCCACGCGAGCCATATTTAGCCCTTGAAGCATATTCGACAAGGCTATTGATGCTTGATTGCCTAATATATCCGCGACGATCTAGTAGAACTACACGGAGGCTTCGATTTGCATACGGCGAAATGGTTTCCACATCAACACCGAGTTGCGCTAGAATACGGTTCGATTTGACATGGAATACAAAAGCTCGCTTTCCGCGCATCCAGCACCAAATCTCTTTGTCGATCCCTAAATCCTTGAAGACGCTATTGGCGGCAAATGTAGCAGCAACTAATCCTTTATTGTAGGAAAAGCCCCTAAGAAAACCGCCAGTCCTGCGATCTATTAGACGTTCGCAGAGAGCGCGGCTTGCGACAATTGCCTCAAACTCCGGAACCGTGAGATTCTTCAGCATACTTGTTTCCTCGTTAGATTTCTATCAACCAAAATCCGACCGGCAAAAGACTAGTGGCCGTCCACAAAAAAACGACCAGCAGCTTCTGCAAGTCGTCATTGATCTTAACTAAATTATACCATAAGCGAGCGCAAATTGACAGAGCCGGCACCCTTTGATATAATTAGGACAGTTTAAGTGAATTCTCAAATAGCCTCTCTTGGTTACTTATGTAACCTTGTAGGGGCTATTTGCTTTCTCGCCTCATCGTGAAGCCAACGGAGGTAATTTTGCGTAAAAAGCAGAGGCTATTTTTGAAGATAGATGTTGGTCTCGCAAATGATATTGGAATACGCGAGGCTATGCTTTTTTCGTTCATTGAGTTTAAGACAAAAGTACTGAAGCCCGACAGAGATGGGTTCGTTGGTATCGATACTCAATATATTGCGGATTCCCTAGAATGGGATACGCGTACGGTTCGACGTTATCGTAGGACAATAGTAGATAGGGGGCTTGTTACGATAAAAACCGGTGTGAATCAGAACACAAAAACTAGATACAAAATAAACTAGAGCCTGTTATTAGTCGAATAGTGGAGGATTCGAATCTCTCCACTTTTTTGTCAAAAAATGACGAATTACCCTGTGGAAAACTATGTGCAAAAGTATGTTCAAAACTATGTGCAAAACCGAATCCGCCCGGTCGAATTTGTCCGACCGGCTAACAGAGAGCGCCCGGTCAAAAATGTCCGACCCATATAAAAAGAAGAATATAAAAGAAGTAATAGTAGGCTCATCCAATTTATTACCAAATTAAATTTGGTGGGCAGAAAGAACTACTACGATGAGTTTAGAAATTTACAACCAGATTAACGAATACCTAGATTACTGCCGCTATACGCGTTGCATGAGCCAAATGACGATAAATGCCAAGAAATGCACCTATCTAAGATTTGCTATCGACTCAGAATGTGAAGATTTGCGCAATTTAACTAACGAGAATTTCAACAAATGGATAAAGAAACAAGTCGAGAGGAATTTATCGCATAGAACCATCAATATGAGGTCTGCGCATATTAAGGCCATGCTTCGATACTTCAGGGAAATGGGAATGGAGATGCCGATTAAGCTTCCGCTCATTCATAAACTTCGTGAAGGTCAATGTGATCGCGTTTACTACACGCCAGAGCAGATAGACAAGGCATTGTCGTTTGCAGATGAAATGGGCTGGCTTTTGATTAGGATTAGTTTTGATTCTGGTTTAAGGATTAGTGAGCTCCGCAATTTAAGACTTTCAAACTTCTTTGGCCAGAGAATCAAGTTTGTTGGAAAAGGCAATAAAGCACGCGAATCGTATATCGCACAGGACACTTATATGAGACTTCAGAAATGGATTATCGACAGAGGCGTTACAGACGCTATTTGGATCAATAGAGGCGGTCGCCAATATAGCACTTGTGAAATACGAATCATCATGAAGAAGATTTTTGCAGAAGCAGGCTTCCCAGACTTTCATCCACATTCGCTTCGTCATTCATTTGCGACAGATATTCAAAATAAGGGAGCCTCTCTGCTCGAAATGCAGTTGATGCTTGGCCACTCAAATGCTGCGACTACTCAACGCTATATCCATGGTTTAGATGGTCAGCTTCAGAATTTGTTCGATAAGTACAAAGAATCACCTAACGAGCAACACACTATGCGAGTGCCAGCCAATAGTAGCCAGAGCTTAGCTTGCGCCACAGAATTGCTAACGCAAGCAGACTGGGCAACTAGGCGATAATAGCACAGAGGGGCGTCTCTGGGCGCCCCTGCCATATTGACAAAAACGCTAATCTTTGCTATCATTAGATTAACAAGAAGAAGCGAACCAAAAGTTCTTCAGGAAACTTAACACATTGAAGAAAATAAGTCGATTACAAGTTCGATTTGGTAAAATTCAATGTTACTATTATAACATTGAATTACTACTGTTGCAAGACTGCAACCATAAGAACTTTGGAATCGGCTTAACGGCCGATTCTTTTTGTTTTGAACGAGGCGAGAATTCACTTAAACTACGATTTTCGCTTCGCAAATTCAAAAAGACCGGTGGGAGATTTTAGACGAATGCGCAGCAAGTAAAGCGATTCTCAAAATCAAACACTGGACTAACTAATATCAACGGTTCGTCCGCCACTGCGAGGGCGGAAGAACTCTTAATAAAGAAAGGAGCTGACAATGCGTCACACCAACCAAAACAAACACTCACAAAAAATCACTATCGCAGCGATCATCATCGCACTTATTAGCATTGCGTATGGTATCGAACAACACCGCGAGGCGAGGATGGCAGCCTATGCAGCCGAACACAACTGTGAATGGCACTATGGTTACTACCTCAACGAAGAACCAATTTGTAAATAAGGAAAATCTAATGGAAAGAAAGACAAAGGTCACGAAGATCGAGAAGACTTTCAAAGACAAGAATGGCAAACAGAAGTCCATCACGATTGACTACGCCAAAGTTGCCGACCGTTTGAAAGTTTTCCGCGAAGACCATCCTAATTCGAAGATTACCAACAAATGTCACCAAGCAGGCGACGGCACGATAATCTTCAAGGCTTATATCTGGAAAGATAAGGCCGAGTTTATAGAACTATTGAAGTCTGGAGTAAGTGGAACGGACGCGCTTGAGAGTGCTGATTCAGAAGGCTCAGTTCGTGCTGAAGCCACGAAACTTCAAACCGAAAAAGGCTACGAAAAGCAAGAAACAATTGCCGTCGGACGTGCACTTGCACTTCTAGGCTATGCCGCATCTGGTGAAATTGCATCGGCCGAAGAAATGGAAGAGTTTGAGCAATTCAAGAAAGATAAAGCCGCTGAAGCCGCTGAGAGCGCTCAGGATGCGTTGAAAGCTGCCAAGTCGGTAGACGAACTAAAGAAGGTCTGGCTTGGATTTACGCGCGAATTAAGGGCTAATCCGGACATTGCAAAAGTTAAGGATGAAGCCAAAGCAAAGCTCGAAAAGAAGCCTGAGCCGAAAAAGAAGGAGACCAAGAAATGAAAGTAATGGAATTACAGCAAAATTCCGAAGAATGGCTAGAGTTTCGTAAAGGAAAATCTGGCGGCTCGGAATTCAAAGATTTATGGATTGCTGGCCTGCCGCTAAAGTCCAAAATGATTGAATACTTGGAAAAAGACGGCCAAATGCTGTCGCCAGAAGATAAAAAGACTTCTGCCAGCGTTGCTAGCCTGCTTGAGCCAGAAGAATTAGCCGAATTAAAGCTTCAAAGTGAGCCAAAGAAGAAATATTACGAGATAATCGCCGATCGTGTTGCAAGACCAATTACGCCAAATGACTATATCGAAGAGCTGCACGGCGAACCATTCACTATGATGGCGCGCGGACACATTCTTGAGCCGGAAGCGCTCGCCGCTTTCGAAGAAAAGACCGGTAAAGAGCTCACAAAGAAAAGCGTTGTTTGGATTCGCGAAGATAACGAGAATATCTACATTTCACCCGATGGTTACATAACCGATAAGGATGGAATTATACGCGAAGCTGTTGAAGTCAAATGCCTTGGTTCAGCGGAAATCATAAAGGCCTATCTAACGAACAGCTACCCGAAAGAATATGAACCACAAGTAATCAAGTATTTCGTCGTCAACGAAAATCTTGAGAAATTGAACTTCATTCTCTATACGGATGTAATTGTCGGACTTGAGCTTCAAATCTTCGAGATTACACGCAAAGAAGTTGAGGAGCGCATTGAAGAGGCCAAAGCGTTTGAGGATGCAGTAATGAAGTTAATTGACAGAGATGCAAGGAAAATTGAGGAGTTGAGTTTCTAATGCCAGGAAGTAAAGTAGGTGGGCTAAAAGCCGCCAGCACAATCAAAAAAAGATACGGTAACCACTTCTACGCCATTATTGGCTGTAAAGGTGGAGCAAATGGACATACTGGTGGTTTTGCTGCAAACCCAGAGCTAGCCAAGAAAGCAGGCGCAATTGGCGGAAAAGTATCAAAGCGTGGCAAAAAAGGAACGCATAGCGCTAGCGTGCAAGAACTTTGGAAGAAGCGTGCTCAGTTAGCAAGAGAATTTAACGAAATGTTTTGTAGCTAAGGAGGTATATGGCAAACAAGGCAAAATCTAACATTAAGAAAATCGGTCGTCTGGTTGTTCCTGACGGCAAATACACCGATAAAGATGGTAAAGAAAAGACAAAATGGCACGAAATAGGCATAGTCTTTGCTACCCCACATCATAGCCGAATAACAATTCGTTTGCATGCTAACGGTTTCGGCGAGGGGCAATTTGCAAATGTTTTCTACGATCAAGACTGTGTTCCGAATTTCACAGATAAAGAAAAAATTGAGATTGAAGGTGCGGAAGAAATAATACCAAAGGATGAGGAGATTCCGTTTTAATGAAGCAAACCAAACCGAAAGTTATCGGATACGAAATTGACGAAAGTCGTAAGAAGTTTTCTGAGAAATTCTTTGAGATAAAAGCTAAACCGAAAAAGGCTGCAATTGAAGAATTCCACAGAAAATTCCGTCGTTATCCGGTAGGAATTAAACCAATTTACGAAAAGAAAGGAGAGATATGAGAGACGAATCAGAGCAAACTCGTAAACATTTGTCAGAGTTCATTCGTGAAGAAGTATTCAAAGACAAAACACTCGACGATTTATCTGAACTCGCTGGCTATATCGCTTCGCAAGGAAATGACTTTATTGTTTCCTTCTGCGAATGGCTTGAGCTTGGCGAATGGTTCATTGAAGAGCTAGATGATTGCGACTTTGATGTTGACGAATTCTTGGGCAGTCTTCGTCGTGACTGGGAAACCGAAGCCGAAGAAGATGCCAAGGAACGTTTTGAGCAGATGCGCGATTATCACTCGATGCAGGGTTACCCAGACTAGCAATCGTGCCCTCATTTGGATCTACATGGTTCTCGTCGTTGATCCACATGGCAAACCAAAAAGGATTGCGCACATTCAAAAAGATGCCATGGCGAGGTTCGCTTCTTCTACATTTGAATCTCGCATAAGGCCATCTAGTTCCAAATGAGGGCAGGATTCACTACGAATAATCTAATTGCACAAAGGAGGTACTATGAGTGCAAAAATAAATGTCGTTAAGATAGAAAGCGACCATGGTAAGGACAAGGATGTCCTGACCAAAAACACACAAACCTATGAGTTTGTCGACAAAAAGCCAACTACCAAAATAATGTCTGAAGGAAATTCAACATCAACGATTGGCCGTATCGCCGGAACAATACTTATCGCAGTTCTCACATTTAGTTTATCTGCCATTCTTATCGGCTTTACTATTTTCCTCTTTAAGATTTGGGGGTTGATTAAATAATGCGAGAGTTCGATTTCAACAGCGAGTGTTTTAAAAAACGCCGTCAAAGCGTCCGAGATTTTTACGAGCAGAACTATCATAAACATCTCAGCGAAGAAGCCTTTATTAGATCCATGAAGAGATTTTATGCTTTTGAGCATGGTAAGCATGCTCGTCAGATGCGTAGTACCTCTACCCTTCGACGCGAATATCGCCATTTGAATAAAGAGTTTGATTTCTTCCGAACTCTTGAGAATGATTTAGTCGAGTCAGCGAAAAATCTATACGGCGAACCAACAATACATTAACAATCTAGCGGTGCTTGCAATCTCTTTTTAAATTCTTACAACCTTCTTCTGACCTGGTTGTTCGTCTTAAAGTGCTTAATAAATCAAATCTTAAAAAAACCTGTTAATTCAGCAAGTTAAATGTCATAAACGCAGCCGCTTATCTATCAAAGAAAGGAAAATAATGAAAGATAGTGATATTACTTTGCAGTGGTCATGGAATATCTTGCTTCTTAGCTGGATGCTAGCTATTGCGGGTCTGCTCGCCAACCAGGCTTGGTTTATGATAGCCGCTCTCTTTGCAAGCATAATCTCCCTTATTATGACATTCGTCTCATTTAGAATGCATCGCCTAGAAAGGCTCGATGATGTCTTCGAAGAAGCAATCACTAAGTACATAGTCGCAAAGATAAAGAGTCGGAAAGAAGCAGAGCCAGACGACGAAAAGAAAGAGGTCGAGAATGCTTAGATATAAATTGTTACTAAAAAAGCTTGGCTTGTATCTATTACGCTGGCAGTTATCTACTCCAATTCTTGCGATGTGCTTAATATTTCTATCCAGCCTTGGCGAAGTTTGGGCTACCGTTATTGCAAATTTTATTGGTGGCCTATTTTTCTTCTGGTTTGACTTGTATATTTTCAAGGAGAAAAGATGACTGAAGCAGAATTACAGTCTCAAGTGGCAGACTACTTGCGGTTTCGTTACCCTAGTGTCTTATTTCATAGCGATTTTGGATCAGGCGTAAAGCTAACTATGGGTCAAGCTATCCGGCAAAAACGTCAGAATGGCGGACGGAGAGCGTGGCCAGATATGTTTATAGCGCACCCTAATTGCTATGAGAATTGCGGAGCGGATATATGGACACATGGTCTTTTTATCGAGTTAAAACGAGAGGGCACTCGAATTCGTAAGAAAAATGGAGAGTTTGCATCCGAGCATATTAAAGAACAATGGGAGATTCTTGGCGCATTGACACTAAGGGGTTATAAGGCGGAATTCGCATGCGGTTTCGATGAGGCGAAGAAGCTGATAGATGACTATCTGGGAGGTACGGATGAAAACCGATGAACTTATTGATAATATCAAGTCTTGGGGTACGGTGCATGGTATTACAAACCCACATTTGCAGCTATGCAAGGTTCTCGAAGAGACTGGTGAAATTGCTCACGAAATTACTCGCGACAATCTAAATTCACAAGAAATGATAGATGCTATTGGTGATTCCGCTATTACGTTGGTAATATTGGCCGACATCCTCGGTTATGATATTCGTGATTGCATATCTAGTGCTTATGAAGAGATTAAAGACCGCCAAGGAATAACAATTAATGGCAACTTTATCAAAAGACAATAAGAAGCTCGCATTAGCTGTAATCTATAAGCTTCAACACCATAGAGCATATTCTAGTATCGATGAAGTCAATGCTGACTTAGATATGCTCAAAAGCCTCGTAGAGGACATGTAGTTCTTATGGTATAATATAGAGGTAAGCCACGCTAGTTTAGACAATCCTCCTAGCATGTGGCCTACTTTTTTCTTGCCACTTATGGTATAATTTAGTTAAGATCAATGACGCTTTGAGATATTCTCAAGGCGTTTTTTGCTGCACATTACAAGGTAAGAAATCTATCCGAGAGGAGTGAGCTTATGAAGGTGACTGTTTTCATTCGCATTATGGGCAAAATCAATAGCCGCGAGCTCTATGAAATAATTAGTCAGTTTGAAATGAATGTAACTGATTGTGGTGACTACACGCTTGTGTATGGCGAGTGCCGCCTAGAGACTGCGGAAAGAGTCTTCTATCATTGTTCTCGCTGCGGAAATCTTATGGCAGAGCTTACGCATGGAAGATAATATGGTCGAAATCGACCAGTTTATGAAAGGGTGTGATTATATGGGTCGCAGAGGAAGACGAATCCGTAAACTCCAGCGCCAACATGAAGTAAACCATCACCATCTGCTTTATCCGCGCAGGAATTGGAATTATGGCTATGCCTACCTTGTTAGACACGCCTTTATCCGAGAGATTCCGGTAAACATCCATAATGAGCTTCATCGCTACGTCGTAAAAGAAGTTCCTGTTCCACCAGAATCGATTATGAGAGTCGCTTGGGAAAAGTACCAAGTAAACAAATTCGAAATTGATAGATACGATATATGTCGCGCTTTGGCTTGGCTTTATGTCAACGTGAACGACGTGACATTTCGCAAAGAAATTCAGAAGCAAATAGATTTCTTCACTGAAAGCTTAGGCGGCTCGGATTGAGCCGCCGATTACTAAGAAAGGATAAGATGGGCGAATCAATCATAGTTGCATTAATTACAGCTGGAATACCAAGCCTAGCAACACTGGTTGCTTCGTTGTGGCAAAATCGAATGAGCCGAAGACACTCTGCAAAACAATCAATATTGCAGATGTGTATGGAAGATCAATTGAACTGGGAACTTTTTCAGAAATTTCCAACAAATTACGGAAACATCCAGAATGAATATGCCGTATATCACAAGAATGGCGGCAATGGCGAAGTTACCAAACGCGTTAAAGAGTATAACGCTTGGTATGAGCAAGTCGAGAATGGACTTGCAAAACCACATAAAATAATGAAAGGAGTCAACAATGAATGACATTCTACTCTGTGTGGGGGCGGCCGGGATCTTCTTCGGTGCGATTATTCTTCGCGGTATCTTTGGATACCTTAAAAACAAAAAAATTGCGATTGAAGACTTAAAATTTGATTGGAAGAAATTCTTGAGCGGCTCAATTAAGCCGATTCTTTTGACTCTCGCAATCGGTGGCTTAGCGGCTCTAATTCTAGCTTTTCTGAGCCTTGTAGATGCGTCTGGCCTCGAAGTTCAAGGCGCTGAACAAATTTCAATCAAAACTCTACTCGTAGGTCTTTTTATTGCCGATATTGGCGCAATTGGCTATGCAATGAGCGAAGCGTTACTTGTATTTGGTCTTTCCGAGAAACAAATTGCTCAAATTCGCCAAACATTGATTGATGCAGATATTGATGACGAGACAGGAGTTGTTATTGATTTGGACGGCGACGACATTATCACTAGAGCAATCAATATTAAGCATGATGATGGTGACGGCAAGGTCAAAACCGAAGAGGAAGTTAAAGCTCAGAATGGCGCATGGCCATATTACAAGGTTGATGTTTCTACTCCGGATGCGTTCGTAAATGCAGTAAATGGCAAAGGCTTCGACGAAGGCTTCGGAATGCAATGCGTCGCTGGCTTTAAAGAGTTCCAATATTCTCTTTGCGGTCGCATTCTTGCTTGCGCTGGCGGTGGCGCTAATGGGTATGCAAACCAAGGCGCAGATTTGGCCGCTATGGGCTTTACTCGCTACGCGGATAGGAATTTGCAGAATGGTGACTGGGTAATCTGGGGTACTGGCCAATATGGTCATGTTGCTATGTATTACAACGGTAAATTCTTTGGTCAGAATCAAGGCGCAAGTAATCCAAACGTTGGCTGTCCATTCAATTTGATGGGCCTAAGCTTGAATGGCTATCTATGCCATTATCGTCCAAATATCTATAAAGGTGACACTCCTGCTCCATCTGGTAAAAAATCCAATGAAGAAATTGCTAATGAAGTTATTCGTGGCGATTGGGGTAATGATCCAGAGCGTACTCAAAGGCTTACTGTCGCTGGCTACGATGCGGCAGCCATTCAGGCCATCGTCAATCAGAAACTTGCCGGCAATATCCCAACTCCATCTGGAAGTGATTCGGCAAAGATTGGCGACAGAGTTATTACTACTAGCCAAAGAGACCAAAATGGCACTCCTCTAAATCTGGCCATCATTAATGATGGAAACTCTGTTTGGACTGAGAATAATGGCCGTGATATGGCAGTATTAAGAGCTAACGGAATTGTACGTTGTGCAGTTCCCCCTCATTCATTACGAAAGGTCTAAATGCCAGCTATTAATAATGATTTACTGACAATCAATGGCGAAAAAGTGGTAGGTATCAAAACCTACCGCATCGCCTCCAATTTGCTTTGGTCTGACGCGGATCGCAATATGAATGGCGATGTCCGCGCCACATCCTTAGGTGCTTATCCAAAAATTGAGCTTGAGTTTCGTGACGGCTTAACGCAGGCGCAGATTCAGAAAATCTATCAGCAACTACCAGCAACTTTCTTTACCGTTACTTTTTGGCACTCTGGAAAAGGTCAATTGGTTACTGCACAGTATTACAGAAGCGATATGTCTATTGAGCTTCTCGATAAGAACCGAGGCCTGTATAAAGCTTTCTCGGTCAATCTAATTCCAGTTTCGCGAGGTATGTAATGATTAGTGTGTCGGATAGTTTCAAACAACTAATGCGCGCGCCAATTAAGACGCTTCAAATGTGTGTTACTACAAATGAACCGGAGCCGCAAACTTTTTCCTCTTCTGATGTTTTAGCATCTGTCGATATTGAGTCTGATGGATATTTCTTCGGAACAGTCGCAGAATCGCTCACAATGAAGCTAATCGGCACCGACTATAATTTGGTAGGTTATAACGTCAAACCGACCCTACAGGTGCTCTCAGACGCAAGCGAAGGAACATATGAAGAGCTTAGCTATAACAGCTTCCGCGTTTACGAACAAACCGTAGACTTGGAAAAAGGTATGACAACTATAAAAGGCTATGATGCTATTGGTGCTGCGGCAAAGCTATTATATTCAGAAGGAGCTTTGGCATGGCCTTGCACTGTTGTTAGCCTTACTGAACAAGTCGCAGATAAAATCGGCGTTTGGCTCGAAACCGACATGTCATTATTCCCGAATAGCGACTATGTAATTCAAGAAGACCTTTATGCCAATATCTCAAATACGAATTACCGCAATATCTTGGCCGAGATTGCTGGCGCAACAGCCTCTATTTGTCGCATATCTGATGACAAGCTAGTTTTTGAGCCTGTACAGGCGGAAGTAGTTGATACTCTGACCTATGACAACTTACTAAAGGTTAAGTTTGAGCCTCGTTATGGCGTATTGAATTCAGTAGTTCTAGCTCGGACTCCACAAGAGGATAATATTGTAGCATCGGACAATCAAAGTATTGCTGAGAATGGCTTAACTGAAGTTAAGCTTGCTAATAATGAAATTCTCGACGACGATCGCGAAGAATTAGCATTGCCAATTCTTAATGCTGTTGATGGCTTTTTCTTTGATCCATGCGAAGCGACAACCGAAGGTCATGGTTGGTATGAATGTGGCGATAGAGTTCAAATTTCTAATGACGAGGCCGACTATGAAACTATTGTTACCCATATCAAACTTACCTTTGCTGGCGGTATTAAAGAGGTCATCAAGGGCGTAGCACCGGACGAAACGCAGACCAACTATGCCCTCGCTGGCGGTATTACGAAGACTATCTATAATACTGAGATTAAAGTCGACAAACAAGGCCGCGAAATTAGGTCAATCGTCGAAGAACAATCGTCGTTCGAGAACCAAGTAAACAACAATTTTACTTCTATCACGCAGAATATCTCTAACGTTGTAACTTCTGTTCAGAATTCTGGTGGCAACAATCTCATTAAGAACTCAGCCATGTATTCATTGGATGATAACGGATTGCCGCTCAACTGGATTTTGACTGGTAACGGCGAAATTCGTATAACTCCAAGTGCTGAAGCAGCCATAAATGGCTCCTTGTCGCGACAAACTATCAGCCCAAAAGGTAAAACCGCATCTCAAGATATTGAGGTTAAGGCAGACAACTCTAGCATTACCGACAAAACTTATTATTCATTTTCTTGCAAGATTAAGAAAACATCTGTTGGCGAATGTTTAATTCAGATTTCAGATGGTACTGAAGGCGGAACTCATGAAATCTCATTGGAAAACGGCGATGAAGCATTTTATAAAGAGTTCAGTATTGAGGAGATCTTGCCTAACTCTTCAAATTTGACTATTTCAGTTTATGGCTCGTCCGATTCTGAATTCAGTGTTACGGATATGATGCTCGCAGTTGGCAATTATCGTTCGCAATGGACTCAGGCAAACGGCGAATTTGCTAACTCACAGGTAACAATCGATGCAAACGGAGTTACGATTCGCTCCAGTACTCTGAGTGGTAGTTATTCAAAACAGACCCCTCAGGAGGTATCGACATTTGTAAATAATCGACTGGCAGCTACGGTCAACAGTGATGGCGTTTCAGCGCCAAAAATTGATGTCACTAAAGCAATAGCTATGCCACCACTTAAAATAGTGCCACGATCAGATGGTTGGGCATTTGTAAAAGCGTAAAGGATAAAGAATGTCTTGGATTACAGTAGCATCAATTAACACAAACGGACTTGGCTATACTAGGCTTCAGTACGATGATTCATCTTCTGGCGAAAGTCGTAGTTCAAGGGTTATTTTTGAGCTCAACCCTGGCGCTAGTATTTATGTCTACTTCAATAACTTTACAGTCAACGGCAATAACTATGGGCAAAAATTAGTTACTGGAAACTGTACTCTATGGGAAGGTTCATTGCCGGCCGGTAATAGGACAGTCTCGTACACTTGTCCATGGTATTCTGGCTCAGTTAATTATTCTGGAACTGGCTATATTCCAAGCGGCATTGTTGCTCCTAGTGGACTTTCTGTTAGTCTTAGATCGAAGACATACAACTCAGCGACCTTTGCGACTTCTATCTCGTCATACGGCGTTCCAGCAAACTCTGATGGTAGGTATATCGAAGCGGCAATTCTTGGCCAGAATTCTTATGGTGCTTCATATAGATATTCTGTAGCGCGCAATACTACCTCATCTACGATTACCGTCAATAATTCATCGGCCAAGAATCCTAGCTCATTCAACATCGAAGGTAACCATAGATATTGGTACGGCATGTATGCGTCTAATACGCAGGCTTCAAATAGTACCGTTGCCGGCTCGTTCTATACCCCATGTCCACCTCTCGCAACTTTGACCTATGTTAGCCAAGACTATTCGACTTACAACAAGGTAAATGCACAGATCAGCTATACGAGACAAGTTGACGGCGGAGCGGAAACCAGAACTGGCTATTATCGCTATTCGACTGACAATGGCGTTAATTATTCTGATTGGATTAGCTTTGGTACTATTAGCGTCGCCGCTAATACTGCAGCTACATTCTTGGCGAACTTGCCAACCGATTCAAGCATCACGCTTCAAGCCAAAATCAGTACTCCAAATGGTGGTGATTCGGAAATCAAGACGATTACCTTCAATACAATCGCTACGCACCAGGCACCGATTTTCTCGAATTTTGCATATAGTGACACTAATTCAACAACGGTGGCGCTCACTGGCGATAACCAGACTATGATTCAGGATCAGTCTACGCCACAGATTGTAATTTCGGTTGCAAATAAGGCCATTGGCAATGATGGTGTTGCAGTTTCGAATTATGCAATTTCTTTGGCTGGGCGCTCAAAAACAATTGCCTATTCTGACTCAGCAATTTCGACTACACTAGAGGCACCAAATGAAGCCGGCACTGGAAATTTAACAGTGTCAGCAATCGATGCGCTTTCGGCTTCGACTGCCGTTTCTAAGCCTGTTACAATTTATCCTTGGACAGTACCTACTATTGCTGCATCTATTGAACGTGTTAATAACTTCGAATCCGAATCCACAATTAAGGCTTCCGGCACCTATTCGCCTATTGTCGTCGGTGGCATAGCAAAAAATACGCTAACACTCCAGTATCGCTCTAAGAGGTCTTCTAGTTCCGAGTGGAGTAGCTGGTCTTCGAGGGCCGTAATAACTAATGGTAGCAATTGGTCTGTTAATGACTTTACGGTATCACTAGATAATAACTATCAATGGGATGTTCAAGTCCGCATCGTGGATGCGTTCACTAATGCTTCTGTTGATCTCAATATTTCAACTGGCGTAGCGATTTTCCGTATTGGAACTGATGGTTATGTGTATAACAATGAAAGACCTCTGATGGTATCTCATGTTGGCCAAGTAATTATGAGCACGGTTCTTGATACTGCAGCTAAAGTTAAAGCGTTATATGGTGGCACCTGGAGGGCTTGGGGTGCTGGCCGCGTACCAGTTGCAGTTGACACTTCGGATACTGATTTTAACGAGGCTGGCAAGACTGGAGGTAGTAAGACTGTAACATTGAATATTAACCAGCTTCCTAAGGTGGAGGGCGACTTTGAGGCCAAGGTTTATGACTACTATTCGGCCTCTGGTGTATTTCGCGGCATTAGCCATTCTGGCAGAAAAACAGGCGCACATAATGATGAGTCTATTTCGCCGATTTATTGTTTCAGAATGAGTTTTGGCAATGACGAAGCCCATCAGAACCTCCAGCCATACCAGACACTCTATATGTGGGAAAGGACCGCTTAGGCGGTTCGTTCCCAGATATAAACCGCCTTATAAGGTGGCATATTTTCATGGGGTTGATTTCCGCCTACCTTGGAAGTGCTATATTCAATCGGACCATTAGAAGTGCTTGAATGTTCAGAAAAAATTGCGCCACCAGACGAGTAATCCCAGCCATAAAGAGGCATACTACCGTAAGTATGACGATGTTCTGGCATCTGGCTAATATTCAATGTTACAGTCTATGCAGTTCTTTCCCACATGTACAGCGTTTTGTATGGGTTCATTATATTGCCCAAACCCGTTGTACCGCTCAAGCCAATACCGCGTTTACCATCCCAGCCATCTTTCGGCTCAGACTGATAGTCTCCATTATGATTAAAAGCATAGTATTTATTTATGGCAGTATCTCTTGGCATTGCGCCTGTATCTCCGAGTCTACCCTGAAAAGTTACGGAGCCGTATGTGCGCAAATTCGCACTACCGTGTTCGTCTAATGGCAATGTTACAGTCTAAATATTTAGGAAGTAACATTGATAAATGGTCAGATGCCGAAGCATTTCCTAACAGTTCCACATATCGGTTATTGCGAGAATGCATACTCAATCAGCGGTGGCTCTTACACTCGTTCGACGCCGACAAGCGAAAAACAAGGCCTATGGCAAGAAGATTCTGGAAGCTTCATGTCACATAAATTTTCATTTGGTAATAACGAAGCGCACTCGAATCTTCAGCCATACAGCACGATTTATATGTGGAGACGCACTGCTTAGGCTGTCCTACGCCACATATAGATAGTTGAGTACGGTTGGAGGTTAGTAAATGGTCTTTCTTTTACAAAATCTCCATCCGCCATACTAATATTGGCCCAGGTGTTAGTAATACCCTGATTACACACACAGCCATATTTTGTGCCACTAACTTTCTGTCTTACCATTGCTCTAGCTGGTAAATTATCTTGAATCAATGTTACTTCCTTAACACCGCCAGTCTTATTTGGTGCATTAAAGTCCGAATCGCTCGTATCTACGCCAACCGGAACTCTGCCGGCGCCCCATGCTACCCAGGTACCACCATATATAGCCTTTACCTTAGCTGCTGTATCTAGCGTAGTGGACATAATGACTTGCCCAATATGACTAGGCATTAAGCGATTTTCATTGTTATACACATAACATAGTTATTGTTTTGCAAAAATCTTTTAAAAATACTCTTGCATTTGAATCGCTAGTGTTTTAGTATAGAAAAATGCAGGTTTTGAGATAATCGCACTTTAAATTCTAAGGGGGTTTCCAAAAATATGAATAAGTTTTTTGGACGTACAATTTTATCGCTCGCAGTTGTAGCAACAATGCTCGGCAGTGTTGGCGCTACAGCTTTCGCAGCAGAATCAAATACAGCAACGAACCCGAGCGCCGTATATTCAGCTTCTGCTGACGATACTTCTAATCAGGGCAAAGTCACTCCGACTCGTGGCGATTATAGTGTTTACACTTATGTCGACACACTTGTTTATACTGGCAATGGCTCAGATCGCTGGTTACACATCACGCCGTGGCAGACACCTAACAGACTCACCATCAAAATGGTTGATTATAGCGGCACAACCGTTTGGAACCAGACTTTCGATACAACTGGAACCACGCATTGGTTTGTAGGTTCAAACGTCCAGTATGTTTACCTCAGAGGTTTACCTGGTGGCGTCGTTACCGTTACTAATACCGCAAACTAACATAAGTATATAAGCCAAAGATACCTCAGAAACCTGCATCCCCCGGCAATTGCCGGGGGATTTTTACGTCTAAATTGTATTAGTCGCCCAACGCTTCAGCGTAGCCACCACTACCATTCTTGAATTCGCTTGGATGCTGGAAGTATAGCGTATGGTATTCTTTGCTACCAACAGGCTCGTGAGTGTCAGTATCATAGTTTTGGCACCAAAACTTCACTGATACTTCATTATCTTTTGAGAGACTGTGACTTTCCATCTCGCAGACCTTATTATCCTTCTGATAGTTCAGCTCGACAAACCTATTGAGCAAATGATCCTGAAGAGCGAGATACTCCTTATCCGACGCGCTCTTCATATTTGCGCAACAGTAAATTAAAGTACCAAGCAAGATAACCGATGCACATCCAAGAATAATGCACGGCGTCTTAAAGTTGGTTTTTGAATTTTGTTTTTTCATTTTTTGGTTCCTTTTTTGTTTTTATTAGCTTTAGCGTTATTATACCACACCTTTGATTAGTGTCAAGATACAAGCATTATCCTTCTTGATTCATAAGATATAACATTTTTCATCTGCTCATTTAACAAAAATGCTCCCTATAACAGAGGCAGAGAGCATTTATTTTGCTTCTTATAAATTACACTTAATAAGAAGAAGATTTAACAATACGCTATTCTTTTATGTTGATTTTGTAGGCGGAATTGCATTTGCCTTCGCTAAACTTATAGCCAATGACGCTGTAATCTGTGCGTCCTTCGGAGTTCTTGATAAATGTATATTCAGCGCAATAGTTATCGTCTTGAAGATAAACCGTATAGTCAGAGTCGCTTTCGATGAAATTGCCAGAGAACGAATATTTGCAGAATGAATCATTGAACCATCTCGCATTTGGATCAAAAGCTTTGGCGATTCCTTGAAACTCTTGGCAAGTGGACGCTTTTACCTTTGAAAGATATTTGGCTGCCTTCATATCATAGACAGCTTCACCTTGTTGGCTACTCAATTTTACTGCTTTAGTGCCAGATTGCTCGTTCTTTGGTTGAGTAAAAATAATGACTGCGACAATTGCGATGCATGAAACGATTGCTACAATACATAACCAAAACCACCACTGTTGAACTAAGTTTTTTTCTGATTTTTTGCTTTTTGTCATAGTAAATAAGTCCTATGTTACTTTTCTTTATTTTACCATAGGACTTATATTCGCTAGTAGCTTAGAACATTACCGTTCTGTAGGAAATTACGATCATTAATTCCGCCGATGATCGTATCGACCAACTTTTCGCCGCCAATGTTAATCGTGAGCTCTGTTTTGTTTTCTGCCGTAATGATATTTTCGACTTCGCGTCTGAGCTGTGAAGTATTGCTTAGCTTATTGAAGTCAGTCGAAACTTCATCAATTGCATCTGTACCAATCGCAGCAAAGTCTGCCATTGTTTGTGCGAATGGACGCGCCATAGAATTAACACCTTCAATTGCACCTTCACCAATAAATTTACCAAAACGCTTAAAGACACGCGATGGCGAATGGATTTGGTTAGCGGCCTGGAAAGCATTATTACCGCTAATGGCCATGCTTTGGACGCTGGCAACATAACGCCATTTGTTTTGCTCGACACCCTGCGCCGCGCCTTCTGCAACGCACTGGCCGAAGTGATAGGCCGTAGATTCGTAATCTCTGAGATGCTCAGTTTCGCCACCAAGTCTCTTGATCTCTTCTCTGGTTTCTTTGATTTTCTGTTTTTGGTCTTCGAATTCTTGCTCGGTGTGCTGAGAGCCATCCGCGAACTCTTCTAGGCTATCCACAAGCTCGTCGTACTGACCATAGAGATGCTCGAGGGCTTCATCGTTCTGCCTTGTTTGCTCTTGCAAGTCCGATTGGGCTTGTTCGAGTTCGAGATCCGCTTTACGACTCTCCCAAACGGCTTCTTTTACGTCGCGTAAGGCTGATTCGTTTAATCCATGAACATTTGTGCCTTCGTCAACGATAGCATTAGCCTCTTCGAGCGTAAGTCCATATTCTTCGCAGACCGCAGTAAGCTCTTGAAGTTTTTTCTCTTGGCTCTGTTCGGCGTGGATTACAGCCAGCTCTTTATTTGCGCGCGCAGCAAGGAGGCCATTTACCCATTCGATAGTTTCGCCATAGGTAACTTCGCCGTCGCTATTTTTATCGATTTGCTTTTCAAGTTCGCTGAGCTCGTTTTTGTCGGCTTCTGCTTTCTTTGCGTTCTCATCGAGTGCATCACTATTGAGGCCTAGCAAGTCGGTCAACCAGCCGAGCGCGCCGTTGATCACGCCAGTAATTAAGTCAGCTAGCCACTGAAGCGCTTCGGCAAGCAATTGTAGTAAAGGCGCCAATGCTTGTAGAAGAATCATTACTGGGTTAAGTACGATCAGTAAGGATGTAATAATTTCAATGAATGGCGATAAGACTTTGAATATTGCTGCAAGAATATCAAGAACTGCTGCGAGTATGCCACCAACAGCATCGATGATGATGGTCAACAACGAGCCGATAATGTCATATAACGGCTGGAGTGCGGTCGAAACCATTTGGAATGCTTCAAATAGTGGCTTTAGCGCCGAGCCAATTAAGCCCATCACCGCCTGCAAAAGATTGCTGATTGATTGACGGAAGTTTTCGTTCGTTAGAAGTAAGCTAGCAATTACGGTTATGAGCGCTGCGATAGGATGTGCCGAAATCACGCCCCATAAACTCTTAAACAATGTCGAGACTACGCCGATACCGCTTGATAACTTTCCAGCCAGAACAGAGATTAATCCTGTCGATTCGCCGGCCACTGCGCCAAATGCACTACTCAAAGTAAGCCCGGCTTTTGATGCACTCGTAAATACCGTAATGGCGGTTTTCAGAGCAGATACGATTTTTGTGATCTTAATGCCTGCAATTGCCGTGCCGAAGGCAACAAGAGCATCTGTAACTTTTTTGACCGACTTCTCATTTTTCGCGATATTGCGCAATCCGTCACCAATACCATTTAGAGTCTTAACAATTGCGCCGCCAGTCCATCTTGCTATTGGTACCAAGAAGTCATCGACGAATGGTTTGAGATAAGAACTCCAAAGCTCGCCCAGGACTGCGCCAAGGAATTGCAAGGCGCCACCTATTGCGTTAAGGATGGAAGGAATTAGTGAGGTGCCTGTCCAGTTCAAAACTTCCTTCAGATAGCCCCATAAATCTGAGAATATTGGCGAAACGCTACTGAAGGCTCCTTTTATATCATCCCAAAGACGAATGAAGGCATTTTTTAGAGCAAGAATAATGCCCTCAAAGTCAATACCACTGAAGATATTTTCGAAGGTACTGCGGATTTTTGCCATAATGGCCTCAATTTGTTCTTCGGCCTTCGAAGCGGAATCTTCTAGTCCTTCCCACGGATTACCAAAGTCGCCAATATCGCCGACTCCACCACCAGCACCGCTAGCTCCTGAGTTACCGCCGCCGCTAGATCCGGAATCCGGTTCCTTCAAGACGTTCATTTCGTCGAAACCAGCCAGCTGTTGCTGGAGTTTCTTTGCCGCTTTACCAGTTCCGCCGATTGCATCCGTAGCATCATCAGCTGCATCGCCAATTCCAGATACCGCTGAGGCTGCACCAGAAGCGCTAGAGGCGGTCGCACCGAACGAGATGGCCGATTTACCGAATAGCGCACGAATGGCGTTAATAGCGGTCAAAACAAGGCGAATAAAGGCAATCACATAGTTGGCTGCTGTTCCGATTGCTTTGGCAACCATATTAAAGAAGCCGGCAATATTAGATTGCCCAATTGCATCCATGATTTGCTGAAGACCACGAACGAGCGCGGTTTTCATGTTGATAATCGAAGTCTGAACACCACCAGTAGCATTGCGAGCTTGGTCTTCGAAACTTGCGAAACCATTTGCACCCTCACGATTGAGCTTAGCAATAGTAGACATGAACTCATTCATGGATACTGTACCATCACGCAAAGCTTCGCCTAAGTCATTTGACGTGGCATAGCCCATTGCATTTGCAATTTGCTTTAACTGCGCTGGCATCGCCATCATCATGGTGCGCCATTCCATCATGTCCGGCTTGTTCTTGGCGTATGCTTGGCTTACCTGTTCCAATGCAGATTTTTGGATCTCCATACTGGCGCCACCAGCAAGAATGGCGTTATTAAGCGCCAAAAACATTTGCGTAGAAGCACCAATATTTCCATTAGCACTCGTGAAACGCTGAACTGCCAATGCTGCCGAATCAATTGTTGTCGGTAACCCTTGAAGCTTTTCAGTAAGGTAGTCAATTGCTTTTTTCGACTCTTCCGTACTAATCCCTAAGTTGCTCATGACTTTAGGGAAATTGTTCAGCGTGTCAAGACGACTAATGGCTTCGTCCATTGAATTCGCAACAGCACGAAATGCGGCAGTAAATACCTTAGCAATGATATTGCCTGCCGCTACAGCTGCAGCAGAAATGCGAGGTGTGGATTTTTCAGCATGTTTGGCAAGGTTCGAAATATAACCTTTGACATCCTCGATTTGTTTGGCAAACTCCTTAGAGCTTGCTGTTATAAGAACTTGAAGTTCGTCAATGGTGGTTGCGCCTGCCATTTTCTAATTCCTTCCATTGTGCCGCATTTCTTCTTGCGGTTGCTGCCATTTCCTCGTCAGTCATTCGGCGTTTTTGGCTATTGCCGGACTTTTCGAGGTATGGGTGTTTAGGATAATGACTACGATCATGAAACGCGAACGCTACATATTGGCCAAGTAGATGATTGAGCATATCCAAATGCTTATACTCAGACTCTTTGCGTTGTCTATATCCTTTAAGGCAGTCGAAGAACTGCCCGAAACTCAATTCATAGTATTCGGTAGGAGTTAAGCCTATCTCGAATGCAACATTTATTTGGCTATCCCAGAATTTGTAGAACCAGCCGTCTGACTTAGTGGTGCTGCTTTCATCGCTTCGTCCATCGTCTTCTCGATTGCTTTGATGTCTAGTTTCTGGCTTAAAAAACCCGCATCGTTAATGCCTTCAAAGATAGTTAGCAAAACATTCTTAATGCCTTTGCGCATTTCTTCATCGAATTGTTCTTCTGTGCCACCGCCAGCATAAAAAAGGAACCACAAATCTTCCATGCCAATATTTCCGCCGGTTAGACCGTCGAAAGATGTGAAGAATTTCTGGTTTAATTCTTTTTCAGCCTTACGAATATTGGATGCTTTGAAATTGAGTTTCATATAAATAATTCCTGTTTAAGTAATCATGGTGGCGGTATAACCCTACCGCCGGAGGGATTACTGGCCGTTACCAGATTGTGCTGGTACTGGGGTGTAAGTTGGCGTCTGAGCAACGCGAATAGTACCGGAATACTGGTTCAAACCATCAGTGGTGCGCTCGTTGAGACCAAAGGCTTTAAGTGGGCCAGTAATATCAACGCGAGAGCCATCAGTATACTTGATATACCAAGAGCGAGTTGCCTTGCTATTAAGGATGCCAAACATCTTGTCGGCAAGGTCTACGTCGCAAAGATTACCTTCGAACTCGAAGTCGCCATAATCTACGGCGCCTGCAATATATTCCTTGTTACCATCTGGGCTATCGTGATCGGTCACATCGATTTCTTCCGCTTCGCCCTTAATTTCGCCAACGGATGTAAGATGTGCAATTTGGGTATCAGCAGCTTCAGAACCAGTCTTGACTAGATAAAGCTTGGTACCAATTGATTGAGTTCCTGCCATTTTTTACTCCTTTTCGTAGTTATTAGGCAAGGTCATCGAGTAATCACAAAACGCGCATTTGTGTGGCATAGTGCCTCCGCTGGCGCTGGAATATCCGATGAGTATGACATTCGATAATGAATGCCGCGCATAGCTTCCTCGACCTCGCCGAGAATTCTACTCGTGGTAACACTATCGTCTGCAAAAATATCGACGATAACAATGACGGTCTGACTCGCAATATCAATATCGTGGTCAAGCTGATCTATGCTGTTTTCGTCGATTCGGAAAGTAATAGCTGGTACTTGACCTTCAGAAAATACAGCCTGCGCTCCTTGACGGCAATAATAGCCGAGAGCATTAAGCGTACTGTAGATTTCTGGTTTTGGATTATACATTCACTATCCTTTCCTCGTAGCCGTTACGACGGCTTTTGCGACAATCTCATTAATCTTGCCGCGATTCTGCCTCAATGCTGGGTACAAATACGGTTGCGCAACCTGACCTTTAAAGTCACGATTAAAGCTAATTCCTAGCTTAGTGGCGGCTGGAGAGCCACCCCTGCTACCAGTACCAAACTCAACATAGGGAGCATATTCTTTATTCGTTACCACGCCGCTAGTTACTTCGTCGCCACTAACTTCAGCTCTCTTCGTATGGATTGAGTTGCGAAGCGCGCCAGTATCTACTGGAACTAGAGCTTTGGCGCTTGCATTGACGACCGCTGCGGCTTTATTCATGGCAGACATTAGTTCCGGTGGAATACCATTCTGGATGCCTGTCAGCTTTCGCCTCAGTCGGTCAATACCCTTAACCTGAATCGTTATGCTCGCCATTTTTGCCCCACAATCAACTTATGGGAGTCATAAGGCAAAACATTTGTCGCGACATACTTTCGGCCTCTATACTGCAGAAGATCATCTACGGCAACGTCCGTAGAGTTATCGCAAGTAATCGCAATATCAACATTTTCGATTAGGCCAAGTTCTTCCTGAAGCTCACCTAGTGCGTTGAAACGAACATTTCCTGTAAAAGTACCTTTGGTCTCTTCGCTAAAACTAGAGCCACCTTCAACATTAACCGTTTCGACCTTCCTAGAGACAGCAACTTCTTTGTCATAAAAAGCGTCAGAAATAGCTGTCTTTGCGGAATCAGGCCACAACACGGCACCTCCTAAATGGCTTCAATAGATTTGCGAATCCACCGAATACTTCTTCGTCATCGGCCGTAGATAAGTAGCTGCGTACATTATCTGCATAGCTGATGCTTTGACCATTGTCTGAAATAGAAGCAACTTGTAGGTCGCCACCAGTTCCAGACTTGTCTTCAGCTGTTCGAGTAAATACACCGCTCGCGATGCGTGCTGCAATCTTTACCAAGCGATTATCGAACTCGTAGTCGCCATCTTCGTTTGGCTGTAATTGTAAATATAGAGAAATACGATCAGCAACTTCATTGACGACATCTTTTGCTAGAGTATCATCCTCAGCTGCCTTTTCGTTTCGGTCTTTTAGGACTTCTACGACTTCTTCCTCAAACTCATCTTGAGCGATGTACATTTTTACTCCTTTTCAGCTTTTTCAGCCCTTGTCTCAGTTTTCGTCTCAGCCTTCTTAGGCTTTTCGGCCTTCAAGGCGTTACCTTCCTTATCGCAAGGAATGTAATAATCTGGACGGCTTTCGTACTGTTCGATTAGTCTTGATTCGTTTTGACCTTGACCAACCTTAACTTCGTCATTTACTGCGAGGATAGACCCGACAGTGCGAAGCTTGAAATACTTAATTGCCATTTCAATTTCCTCGTTTAAGTTACTCTGGTGTGGCGGATTTTACTCCGCCACAATTCTTCTAAAGGGAAACCTTGAAGATAAGGTCAGGCTCAACGGCCTTAGTACCCTGCTTGTAGAAGAGGGATACTTCCATAGCATCGCTGAATGGAATGCGAGCTGGATCAGTGTAGTCACGAACCGTAACGTCCTGAGCAATAGCACCAATGTGCATGATGACAATATCTGCAGTCTGGTTGATGTTGTTGTAGACGCGAACGCCACCGTTGAAGAGTACTTCCTCTTCGCCAGTAACAGCATTCTTGATCACGTTAAGATGATTTGCGAGGCGACCAAATACTGCTGGGGTAACAGTAATAGCGAGTTCTGGGCGCTTAACACCACGAACCCAGTCGTTCTTGACGCTTTCAGCGGTCTGAATTGCGAGTTCAAGAATGTCTTCGATTGCGGTTGTAGTCTGAGGAACGGTGATTGCCGTTGCAACAGTCTCGGCTTCGTCGAAGAACTTACCATCGAGGTATGCTGCCAAAGATGCGGATTCAGCATCCTGACGGCGCTCAACCAAGTCGACAACACCAAATGCTGCAATATCGGTATTTTCGAACTCTTCGACAATTTCCTGTGAGTCATCGATGTTGTTCGTTACTTTACCAGTATTGCGGATTGGGTTGCCAGAACCAGCCTGACGAGCAGTGCCATAGGCCTGCGATGCAGAGTTCTTGAAGCGGTCATAAGTAACCGAGCCAGCAGCAGGGTTGCCTACACCATATTTGTTCTTGATTTTAGTCGAAATCGCAGTCTTTGCTACGGATTCGATAACAGCACCTTTAATATCAATCAAGTCGTCTTTAGAGGTGCCAGCAGCATAGATATTTAATGCTGGAGTATTAGCCATTTTGATTCTCCTTGACTATTGGAGGTCAGAATGAGGTATTACCTTGGCCGTCATCACGACCAATCTTACGCTGATTCTGAGTAGGGGTGCGTTGACTCTTGTCGCGTGGCGTACTGTTTCCGATTTTGGCTTTGACGCCTTCTTCTAGAGCTTTGCGCCACTCTTTATCCAACGCTTCGATGTTCGACTTAGTTTTTGATTCGTCGACATCGACTACATAATCGACAAGATTAGTAGGGATATTGCGCTCCGACATGATTGCTAGAGCCTCGCTTCTGCGTTCACGCATGGTAATTTCATGCTCACGCTTCTCGACGGCCGCCTCACGTTCAGCAAACGCTTCTTTTTGCCTTTCGTCCTCCGTCAACTTAGCTTTGCGTTCGTACTCTGCAATTGCGTCATCTACAGCTTTTTGCTTATCTTTCTCGAATTGCTCGCGCAAACGATTGCGCTCTTCCGAAAGCTTTTTACCAAGTTGTTCTTGAGTAAAAGTGCCGCTACCTTTATTTTCGTCGGTGCTTCCGTTGGTGGTAGTGTTACCATCGGCCGGCGTTTGGTTATTTTCAGCTGGTTCAGCCATAATAATCCTCCGATTTTAACGCATCGCTGCGAGTTTATTTCAACCAAAAAAGCGACCTCGTAAGGTCGTCCTGAAAAGATTTTCAATTCGAGCTTTACGAAGCCGTCATTGATCTTAGCTTAATTATACCACAAGTAGAATGGATTGACAAAAAACCACCGCACTTAACCCAACGATGGCGTCCAGTGGTGGCGGTGGGCGGTGATTAACGGAAGGCCTAGAATTCTCTTCCAATCTCCTCAGCTGTAACTTCAGTTTATCACGTTTTTATACGGAAAAATGCGATACTCGTCACGTTTTTTGCAGGAATTTCGTGATAGATTATAGCTTTTGCATAAAATATACGCTTATGCTAAAATGGTAGTAGCACAAATATTACGAAAACACAATAGGAATATTTACAAAAATAAAAAATATGATAAAATAATAGATAGGAGAAGCGAATATGGATATGAAAAGGTTAGCTAGAAACATTCTCTCCTTAGAGAATAGTCACACTCTTAGCAAAGTGCGTTTTGCCAAGACTATCTATTTTGTTCATAAAGAACTTATTCGCAATAGTTTACTTTCTAAAGATTCTATCCAATATATTCGCATGCCGCTTGGCCCTGTTCCGTTAGGCTTTATGGAACTAACTAAAATATGTCCTGAAATTACTTCAGCTAAACATAAAACTGGCTTAGCATATGAGACCGAAAATTTTAGCACTGAAGCAATTTTTGATGGTTCAGAACAAGAAAAAACTGTAATTTTAGGAACATTGAATACGCTTCGTAAATTTCAGACTTCCAATCTCGTAGACACAAGCCATAAAGACCCAAGCTGGCTCAATCATAAAAACAGTGAATATTACTTTATTACTGATGATGATATGAAAAACGACTTGAGTATCCTTGAAGCCTTTTTCGTGAATACCAATGACGATGAGGAAGATAAGATGCAGGCTAGCCTCGTTCGTGGCATGCTGAAAGATATTGTTTCTGAAAGCACTAAGCTTGAATATCCAGCATAAAAAGGTATCTCAATGAATCTTGAGCGTCGCGAAATAGATAAGGACGAGTTAATAGATAGTTTTTGGGATACCTATAAAGAAACTGCGGAATATAAAAGCGGAAGAATCTATTCGATTAATTCAACGCATAGATTAGTGCGCGAGGCTGAAGAACGTGGCCTTGAACGAGTTTATACCGAATTCGTAAACGAACTAGATGCTGCCGGTAAACTTAAAGATGCTTTAATGAATCGTAGCAATTATGATTGGCTCGACGAGTGGCGTCATATGCATGAACTTCTTTTCCAAGATCTCTATAAGGATAGGGGCAGATTTCGCAAGAATGGCGAGGATGTTTACTTTGGCTCTCTTGAAGACAAAGATAAATACGGTATTCCAGACGGCGCCGAGGTTCAACAAGAAATTGTTAAAGTTGCAGATTTAGTAAGTGGTACGCTCGAATTCGTCGATACTGACGATATAAATAATGTCTGTGACTTCCTTGCTAGGGTTCATTACGAATTTGTAAGAGTCCATCCATTTAATGACGGCAATGGCAGAATTGCGCGTGCAATTGTTGACCAGCTTTCTGTAAGCTTAAAATATATTCCAGTTCTTGCCGGCTTCCCAAGAACGAATGCGGACGTCAAAAAGAAATATCATCAAGCAATACATGAATGTATTGGAGATCAAAACAGAACTTCACTTTCGGAATGGGTTCTTGAACAAATGAAGTCAAAGCTCGACAATATTGCTTAAAGCTCTACGCCTTCGTCTTCGAAAGGTTTGTTATCTTGGATGGCTTTATTGATCACAGCGACCCATTCATCTGCATCGTCTGAGTTTTTTAAGTAATGTGTTTCAAAATCAATAGGAAGCCCAGCGCCATTGAATTTCTTGGCGTAGCGCTCTATCGCAGCATTGATTTTTTCATCATCAGTCATACTTCTATTTTACCATTTCTTGACAATATTTAATTCTTATGATAAAGTTACAGTATAGAAATCGCCCCTTGGCCACCTTTGGTCTACGGGCGATTTCTTTCTTTTTTGTAATACTTTTCTAACTTATTGCCATGCTTAATAATCACAAAATCAACATTGTTTCTTAGCATGTCATCACGAATCCGTTTAAATAGTGTCTTTTTATCGTTCCATAAGTCAGAATTGGAAAAATCAAGAACAATGCCACCCCTGCCGTCTATTTGCTTACTCGCTTTGCGGATTTGCTTGCTTACCTGATCAGGGTTTTTGGTCGAGAATGTTTTTAGTTCAAGATTTATGTTATTCCACTCATAATCAGGGGTTGGCTCTTCTGATCTAGGGATATATCTTATCTTTCCACCGAATGTATTGAGTAACCAGTCTGCTACTTTCTTTTCCTCATATCCAACTTTTTGATTATCTGGCCATCCTTTTGCTTTATCTATTGAACCTTTTGCTGGTGTCGACTCGTTAAGGATAGTTGTCTTTTTATCTACTATCTTGAAATCGTCATTTTTAGATTCGCGTAATTTTGGTGCGTTGCGAGTAACTGGCGTTACGTCTGTGCGCTTGACCTTTGCTGTGGCCATTTCTTTCACGATCTTCTTATAAACGCCGTATGTTTCTGGAAAATACTTCTTAATATATTCCAAGCCTTCCTTATTCGTGGCAGTGGCGCTAAAGATATTCGTGAAAGTCTCTGTGGCGCGCTTATTCAGGTCACTACGCCAATAATTAGCGCTATGATGCCAGCCGCCATTAACCTTGTCTGTACTTGCGGCACTAAATATATCGGACACGAATACGCGGTCTTTAACCTTCAGTTGCATCAGTTCGCGACGGAGACGATTCTCGGCGGCAGTCGTAGTCTTAGTGCGCGTTTTGAGCCTCGTGGCTTCAAGAAGCTTCTTATACTCATCTCTCAATGTGTCTACAAAAGTACCATTTCCATAGTCTTTAGATAAGAACGACATGAACTGTTTATTCGTGCGTGCTAAGTAGTCTAAATCGTGACCAAGTTCATGCATCGTCGTACGGTATGCTGTATGAATTCGCGTTTCTTGCGCATCTTTGGCAATATTAACCTTTACGCCACCATTAGGTGAAAAGTGGCTATGACCATAATAGAGTGGGTCGGCAATGCGAAGTTGTTTTTCGAAGTTGCGAAACGCCAGCTGTTCATTCTTTGGCATCTTGTCGACGATAGAATTAATAGCTTTATAGTGCTTTGAGCCGAGACGCCACTCGATATTGCTTCGGTTACCTTTTTTACCTTCATTAACGCCAAGGACGCCATTTTCGTCAGCCCAAGACTGGAAGCTTTGGAATTTAACGACTTGTGATGCGCCGTCTTCGCGTGGATCGCGCACTCGACGTTCTGTTGGCATAAATTCCTTACCTAAATATGGCGCAATCGTAGAGCGACAATAAGGATGGAGCGGAGGCACATTTTCGCCTTGTTTTGCATCTTTTGTTTTGAAGATTTTGCCGTCCATTGAGCGACAAATTTCAGAAGTCCTGCCATCTAGTGTCGCCATAAAAACAAAGCGGTCAATATCCATCTCTTCGTATGATTCAATCTCGGCATAGTTTTCGAAATAGTTTGTTTCAGTACGAATCAAACGCTCGGCTTCGTATTTCTTGACATCGAAGCGTCTCATAACGTCTTTTGTAGTCTTTTCGAGTGGCTGGCCGGTAGCAATAGCCTTACCCATAACATCTTTGATTGAGTTTGCCAGCTTATCGCTAGACTTCCAAATACGATTTGAATAATCATCTTTGGCTAGCTTACTACTAAGGATACGATTCATTGCTCGGTCGTTGAGCTTAGAGAATGTCTGATCCGTATTAGTAGCACGAGAACAATCATAAATCGTGCGATAGTATGAATTGCTAATTGTTTTCTTATACGATTCGGTCGATAATTCGCGTTCCTGGTCTGCCGCTTTCTGAACCTCTGCCCACATTTGCGCTTCTAGGAGCTTAGCGCGCGTCATACGACCTTTGTAATAGCTCGGAAGCCTAGTTGATAGTCCTGCGGCCTTCATGTCCGTCAAAAAGCGTTTTAAGTCGCCAGACGGCACAATACTATTAAGCTTCAAGTTATCAAAGCGACCGGTTCCATCCTTTTCTTGTCGGCTATAATACGCTGAATACATTTTCTTGACCGACTCAACAATACTTCGCGCGGAAGCTTCATAGACTTTGCGTACCTTACGAATATACGGTATGGAGGCCTTTTCAGCCTCCGTTAGCCGTTCAAGCGAACGCTTCTCCCAATACTCTTTGCTTGAGAGAGCCATCTATTACTCCTCGTCTTCTGTATCGCTAGGGTTCGAAGTGCCAAAGCCATTAAAATCATCGGACTCTTCTTGTTCTTTTTCTTTGGTGGCGATAGCAACGATTTCTTTAGGATCCTTAACGAATGATAATAACCCAGCAAGCGTCTCTTTATCGACGAGGCCAGTATTGAGAAGTGTGTTAATCATTGTTGAAGTTTCGAGGTCGTTCTTCGGCAACGAGCGTGTAAAGATAATGTCGATAGAACTGATTGAAACTGTCTTGCTAGAAATGCCATGTAAGAAAAAATCGTAGATCTTAAAGCGTTCCATAAGACCTTTTTCAAAGTAGCGCTCTTTATCTTTAGCGTGGTTTTCAAACGATAGTAATTTGTAGCTCAATGCAACGCCGCTCGAATTGCCAGCAAAGTTTTCGTCGGACATGTCCGGCGTCATTGTTACTTTGTGAATATCATCAGTAATCGCCTTGAGAAGAACGCTGGCGTCGGCTTCATTGATATTCTTCACAACATATTCAACTTTAGCGTCCGCTGGCAAATTAGAGAGAATGCGACTATTCTTGAGTTCCTTTCTTTGTCCATCGCTGAACTCAGTGCCATAAAATGCCAGAATAGCATCAACTAACCTTTCGCGGTCAAGTATACGATCACTCTGCAAAATATTGCGTGCGTCAATGAGCGAAGTAGCAACTTCGAAATCACCAATACGATCGCTGGAGTTCACATACTCAATAACTGGTACTTCGCCAAAAATATGTGGAGTTTCCTCGATTACCTTAATCTGTCCATTTTCTAGCACACCTTCAATTTCAGTGTTTTTGGTAAGGATAGTAATATCAAACTCCGTTTTACTCAAACGGCCTGTCTGGCTGACTCTAGGAGTATAGATGACGGCAAACATTTTGCTATGCTTTACGGTATCGTCGTGAACGAGAATAACGTTTTGTGGGTCAATCTTTGCTGACTCTGGTTCGCCATCCTCATTAATGTAGACACGTTCAAATGCGTGACCATAAACGGAAGCATCCGATTCGAGTTCGTTATCTAGGCTACTAATGGACTGATTAGCGTATTTCTCTAAAACATCATCGATATTGACGCCTTCTGAAGCCGAATACGACACTGGCGTTCCTAGCAAATAGCTGGCGTTAGTCGTACTGATATAGCGTGCGTAATTGGTAATCGCTAATAGCTTATGAGGCGCTGGGCGCTCCGTAATAAAGCCATCTTCGTAATACTTGCGAAGCTCATTGTAGTGCTTAACATCTTTAGCGCGTGTTCGGCTCGTAATCAATTCGCCAACTAACTTATCGGTTGGCTCCGTTCCTTTGGGTAAAATGTATAGCTTTCTCATAGGACTCCTTTCTAATACATTTCAAATGGTTGGCGAAAATCCTCGTCAATTAATTGGGAAGCTGTGATTACTTCGGCCTTGCGCCCTGTCGTAATCGCTTCGTAAATCGCAGCTAGGACATCTACAGCATCATCGTGAGCGTTTTTACCTTTGCGTTGATAGCTCATGACTTGCTTATAGAATTCTGGATAGCGCTGCTTCCAGCCAGCTGGCATATAAACGTGGTTCTGCACCCACGCAGAACTTGCGAGGATCCTAGATTCCTTATTGTGGGTCTGAGTTTGAGCAACGATATGGGTTCTGTTGGTGTCATAAATGTCACCGAGGTAGCGCTCTACATTACGCGCAAAGCCACGTCCGCCGTTATTCGATTCAATGACCGCCTTGGTGACTTCGCCGTTATACAGAAGCTCTGCAACAGCCTTCTCGGTAATTTCCATTGGCTCGTCAGTAAAGACCAAATCCGTGATATAGGCTTCTTTGTCATGAACGATATAATTGATAGAACAAAGATAGTCGGAGCCAGTATCGGCAGTATCCGTATAGTTGGATATTTCTTTTTCGCTTGGTCTTTTCTCCCATTCTTTAAATTCGGAATACAAGCGACCTTGGACATCAATTGGCTTTTGATTGTAGTTAGCCTCAACAATGTCGATATTCATTTCCTGAGTCAACAAATCGTAGGCTTTACGATCAAGAATCGCTGGACATAGCATTGAGCCATCATCTTGAAGCGCCTTATAAGTAATGATTTTGACAGCATCTTTATAGGCGTTCAGGATACGGCCAGCTAAATCACCTTCAGCCCAGCGCGTCATAATGACAATCATTTTGCGATTACCTTCAAGGCGCGTCAGCATGGTATTGGTAAACCAAGCCCAGTGTTTATCTAGTACCGACTCGTTATATGCCTCTTCAGAGTTCTTGATAATATCATCGACAATTAAGAAGTCGCAACCGAAGCCAGTAGCCGTGCCAGTTGGCGATGTTGCAAGATAATTAGGTCTATTACTACCTTCAAGCGACCACATCTGAGCCGCCGCCTCGCCATATTTTACTTTTGTATCCGGCAATACGTCTGA